AAACTAGATATATGGACAAGTAACACAGACCAAAAGCATCAAATATTAGAACAGCTGACTCCGTTGTTTAATCCAAGCATGGAAATTCAAAGCAACGATAACTACATTGATTGGACCAGTTTAAGTGCTGTATTGTTAACTGATGTAACCTATAGTAGTCGTGCTGTTCCGCAAAGTGGCGAAGAAAGTATTGACATAGCTACAATGACTTTTGAGTTGCCAATTTGGATTACATTGCCAGCTAAGGTTAAAAAGATGGGCGTAGTTGCACAAATTATTGCCAACATGCACAACGTCGATGGCGACTTGAATCCAGAGATTATCTACAGCCAACCAAGCAGTCAACAAAGATTTACACCAATGAATTATGGTCTAGTCTGGGTTGGCAATACATTGACCTTGTACAAGAATGCCGCACAATACGGAGTGCCAACTGCATGGACACAGGTAGTTGCGTTATTTGGAACATTAACAAATGGTATTAGTCAGATGCGCTTGACATTTGAATACCCAGATGGCACACATGAAATTGCAGGTACTGTTGCTTATAACCCAACTGATGACACCCAGCTATTGTTTACAGCTTTTCCCGAAACATTGCCGGCAAATACACTAAGAGCGGTTGACGCTATCATTGATCCTATGAATGTTACCATAGATAGTAGCATACTAACTCCTACCAATGGAGCTCGATATTTGATTTTAAATCCAATCGGTGATGCCAACAGTGATAGTTCTATTGCATGGGCAGGGGCGGCTGGCACCAACTTGATTGCTCGAGCCAACGATATAATTGAATGGAATGGGTCGTATTGGCATGTGTCTTTTGAAAGCGGCAATAATCCTTTGGTACAGTACGTTACCAATACCAAAACTCTTGTGCAATATCGCTGGACCAGCGGCACCTGGGTTAAAAGTTACGAAGGTGAATACTCTGCAGGTTCCTGGAGCCTGGTACTGTAATGGCCGACACTCATACAGAAGGCTGCGGCGCATTGGTTTACGCCAAGTCAACTAATCGATATCTTTTTTTACTACGAGATAAATCTAAACACTCAGGTAGCTGGGGAATAGTAGGTGGAAAAATTGAGTCAGGTGAAACTGTAACTCAGGGCTTGGTGCGTGAAATACGTGAAGAAATTGGTGTTGACTTTTCTAAGAAAAAATTTATTCCCTTAGAAACATTTACCGCAGACAATCGCAAATTTGCTTACTACACATTCTTGGTAAGTGTAGATGAAGAATTTGTTCCTACATTAAATAACGAACACCGTGGATATTGTTGGGTAAATCTAGATGACTACCCAAGACCCTTGCACCCAGGTCTGTGGCGTAGTTTTAATTTTGATATTGTGCGTAAGAAAATAAAGACCCTAGAGTCTATATTGAATTAACCAATGTCGGCTTCTAGTACAAAGTCTCTATGATTGATTTGACGGAAGTTTGGCTTGCTGTCAAACATATCATGTACATACCATTTTTCTGTTGGCATAATGCTTACAAATTCCACGTCAGGATATGTGTCCATTACTGTGCTCAATGACAAATTCCAAAACGTTTCATTTTGATCGTCTGTAGACGCTGGGTATCCGTTGGTGTTTTTATACACATTGTTGATATTACCAGCAACATCGTACCCGTCGAATCCCATCAAGAATACTTTTTTGTGTCCATCAAAGCAGGCCAAGTAAACTGCTAGAGAACCGGCATCAAATGCTATGTTTTGTGGCACAAGGTAAAACTTGCCTGGATAATCAATCACGTGCTGACCGTTTGCGTAAACAATACCATTGTCAGAGTAGCCGGACTCAGCAATTTCTTTAACAATTTCGTTGCCTACTGCAATCAAAAAATCAGGAGTAAAGTCTCTGTACAATGCATTGCAACCGTATGTTTGCAATCTGTTTGCACCAAATAGACCACCTTTGTGATTGGCAATATGTGTTAGATCAAATTCTAAACGTGTTTCACCGTTGCCAATTACTAGGGCATGTGTGGTTGTGTAGGTGTTGAAAACTTGATTGGGAACCATTTCTGTTGTTGGATTCCATTCTCCATTTTCGTATGTCAATTGTGTAATAACATTTTCACCTGGATAAGAACTACGATAAAGTTGTTTTAATTTTTGCATTTTGTTTACCTATATTAGCATATATTCTTTGCTTACTCTTATGGTCGTGGCCGCTTGATACGGAATCATACATACACTACAACTATTTAGCGTAATGTTTGCTGTTAGCACTCCTAAGTTGCCATTTGTCTTCACAGCAGAGTATACAGTTATCTGCGGTGTAGTTCCATCATGCAACACTAGAGCTTCCATCGTTTGATAATTTCCGTCGGTTGACGAAGCTTGTACAATGTACTTGGCACTGCGATATTGAGTCGTAGGGAATGTGTCAATAATTGTTGTTACATTGGCAACTACGGCAGTTACGTTGGATGTAGTGGCTATTCGTGCGGTATTTGTGTACAAGTTACCTGCGATTGCTACGTCACCAGTTACACCAATTCCGTTATTGACGTTTATATTGCCGGCAGTAACATTACCACTAACGCCGGCGCCGCCCACAACTACCAATGCACCAGTTGAAACGCTTGTGCTTGCCGTTGCGGAATTGGCGACCAAGTTGCCGCTGTGTACTGTTACACCAGAAATTACAGGAAATGTTTTATTGTAGACTGTCTGGGACTGTAGTGTTCCAACCATTGGCCAACCACCAATTGTGGTACCATCTTGCACATTAATAATGTTTTGCTGTGTATCAATGGTCATTTCACCGGCTGCCCCAGTGAATGTGGCATTCTGTGCTGTGGTTCCTCTTCTAAACTGTACTACTGTTGGCATTTCCCGTCTCCTGTATTAGTATTTATTGATTAAATTGGGTTAGCAGACGCATAATTACTTCCGCCTGTTGTAGTTTCTAAATTCACAGTCAAAGTAGCACCGTTTGGTGTATTGCTTAGGTCGTAAACTGTATATTGTGTAATAGCCTGTCCAAATGCATCAGTTGCCAATGCTCCGCTGAATGTACCATAATCTCCAGTTGGATATGCGCCTGCGGATGAAGATCCATCTGCGTATGCTTTGGTTGCCGCATCACCGGAAATTACAGGAGTTGGTAAGCCACCGAGCCCGTAACCGCCCATGTTGATTGGTGCAGCCATTGCCAAACCGGATGAAGTAAATGTAGCAATAGTAACACCGCCAACGTTGACATATACTGTGTCAGATGCAACAGATAATGTTGTGTTTCCGCTAGTAAGTGTTGTTATTGCCGCATTGCCAGTAACATTTAAATTGTTTACAGTTAAATTGCCACCGTAGTTGGCCAGCTGATTAGAAACTTGTGATGTTATTGCGTTTGTACCGTTGGCCCAAAATAAACCACTGGTGGTAATTACGTTGCCGGCTGTTAGTTTACTACCAACGTTTAAATTTCCTGCAATGCCTGCGCCACCAGCAATGACCACAGCGCCTGTAGTGGTGCTTGTGCTTGTTGTTGTGGTCTGGAATGTTGTTGTACCAACTGTGTCTAGCTTGACAAAGTAATTATTATTTGTTCCTAGATACACTGGATGGTTACTCAGTGTACCTATGCCAAGTTGTCCGCCAAACGATTCTATTCTGCTATAGGTACCTGTACTACCATCTGTCAAATAGTATCCGCCGCCAGAACTCAATGATGTTAGTATACCATTGCTGGTACTGGTTGTATATGGGTTTGCCATATCGCTGACCGTGAGCAGTTTACTAGAAAAAGGTATAGTACCTGCGCCAATGCTAGCAATATTAGCTGTAAATACGTTTCCTGAGTATGATGTACCATTGGCCAAAAACGAGCCTATGGTGTTTTGAGACGTTAGGTAGTAGAGAGCGCCATCAGTATAATTGATGGATAATTCGCCGTATTGTAAGTTGGCAGCTAACGGTGCTTTACCAGCAACCGAACTGCGCTTTAATAAAATTGGTTGCGCCATTCTCTACCTAATAAGGTTAAAACGATTTAGTAAAAACTAAATCCTACAGGAATAAAAATTCCTTAGTAAGTACCACCATCAATGGTAGCACTTGTACTCAATGCATCTGTAATTCCGTATCCGCTTAATGTGGTTGGTGTACCGGTCAAGCTACTAAACGCTGGAGTAATCAATGCTGTTGTAACACCAGTTATTAAACCTTTGCCGTTTACTGTTATACCTTGATTGTAAGTAGCATTACCAAATGTACCTACGTTTGTGTTCACCGTAGCCAGGGTCAATGACAATGCATTGTAGGCACCGCTGACTGTTACATCACCGCCACTGTTGGCATGTGATGTTGCTGTTGTTAAAACTCTGTTACCGGTATCGTACAATGAACCGGCGTAAACTGCGCCAGCAATACCGGCACCGCCTGCAACTTGCAACGCACCTGTTGTTGTGCTAGAGCTAGCTGTTGAGTTTGCTAAAACTAATGCACCAGATTTAATTGTACCATATGTACCAGTAATTACGTTACCGGATTCGCCGGATACATAACCAAAATATTCCAATGAACCGGCGGCGTTTGTACGACCAAAGAACGAACTGGCGTCTGCTAGACCAGTCCAATAGTGAGTTTTAATACCAGAGTCAAATGCTGTGCCAGTTAATGCGGCACCGTTGACACCGGTGTTTAATTCAATAATTGGATCTTGTAGTACTGTAACAGTACTGTTTACATATTCGTATGTA